ATGGGGTTCTAAACAATGGCACAATACTTCGATTACGTTCCTAATTTTGATTACGTTAGTCGTCTAAATGACGCTAAGAAGATCAATGATTACATTCAGGTCAAAAACCTGTTTAAGAGGGGAATCATTCGTCCTGACATTTTCTCGGATTTGTCATATTTCACCAAATATAAAATTGTTGGTGATGAGCGCCCAGATGAGGTTGCGAACAAAGTTTATGATGATCCTGATCTTGACTGGTTGGTCCTTCTTTCCAATAATGTGATCAATCAGGTCGAAGAGTGGCCTTTGGACCAACAGTCATTCCAAAATTATTTGCTTGGAAAGTATGGATCTGAGCAAAACATCGATGCTGTCCATCATTATGAAAGTAACGAAGTGACTGATACTCTGGGAAATGTCATTTTCCCCAAAGGACTGGAAGTTCCACAGAATATCTCTGTTACTTATTATGATCGTGGGACAGCATCAGAGAAGACTTCTTCAAGTTTCACTTATGCAGTCACAAATTATGATTATGAGGAAAGAAAGCAAAATGACAGAAGAAACATTTATTTGATCAAAGACTTTTACATTGGTCTCATCATCGATGATCTCGAAAGAGTCATGCCTTACCAAGAAGGATCGACACAGTACATCTCTCCTTCTGTCACGAGGGGAGATAACATTCGTCTTTACGGATGATTTAACCAAAGGGGGAACACATGCTTTCAACGCAATATCGATTGCGCCTTGAGGGAATCTGCCGTCAGATTTCTCTCAATGAGGAAGTCAGCCTGGATAACATGATCTGGGCACAAAAACTTGCAAAATCAAATACAACTGCTAATGAGATGCTCAAAAAAGCACGACGACAGGCATCCAATCCAGACATGCAAGAAGGAAGTCTGGATGATTTTATGAATAGGATGGGATTAGGCGACCCCGACCCATCCAATCACAAAACGGGGTTCGGAAGCGCGGATGACGTAATTGACTGGTTCAAACAAGACAGACCAGACGATTGGAGACAGAGAGATTGACTTACGAAGAGTTCATTCTCAAAGGAACAGAGCACTATATGGATATGGTGCGTCTAATTGACCTTAAACTGAAAAATCGCATGGATTTAACAGATGAGGAAAAGCAGATAAATGAGCACATTTTGGAGTTTCAGAAGCAAATCAAGATAAATGAATTAAGAGACAAATTCCAAAAGTGTTGGGAGTTGGAGGAATGAAACCTTTAATCCTTGTTGCCTGTTTTTTACCACTTGCGATGATTTGGATCATTATGAAACTTTCTTTATGGATCTCAGCGGTTAACAACGAGCAGTCCTATGTTAGAGAAGAATCCAAAAAACCACACGGACCTTATATGGCAAACGCATATGCAGACGTTGACGAGGAGGAGGAGGAATATGGAAATCGCACAGATTATCGATGACGCTCTGCTAGAATATTATTCTGAAAAAGGTCTAACCGTTCCAGAATGGAGAAGACAAGAGAACCCACAATGGTGGATTGATTATTTGATTAGTTTAGGACTCGATCCCCAAAACCCATGAGTCACAGAATGGAAAAGATTACACCAACACAGTTAGTCACTCGGGAAGAGTGTCAGGAGATGATTGACGATGCCATACGAAAACATAATCGTAACGCTGCAATTATCAGTATGTGTGTTGGTTGGGTTGTTCTTGCACTTTTTGCTGAAGGTCTCCTTCGACTCATCGGAGTGATTCCGCCAATGTTACCCTGGATCAACCTCACCATCAAATAACATGCTTTTAAAGATTGCACTCATTTGGGTCTCAGTGCCCTTTATTCTCACAACTCTCTATTTCGGCACAAAAGGAGGATATTACGATTCTGACGACTATAAAGGAAACGGAACCGCGCATTAAAAAAAGTAATAGGCACAAAAAATGCCCAGAAAATTTTTCTGGGCTATTTTGAAATCAATAGCTGATTTTCCCTCAGGAGTCAGCCAACTTAGCAAAGTAACTTAGTGCATCGTCATCACTGTCAGTCATGGACGACTGCGAACCATAATCGAAATCATCTTCAACGGGTTCGGGTTTGCGCTCAAAGTTGGGGCGGGATGCTTTTGCTTCGAGTTCAACAGGAGTAACCTCTTCCCTCACACCACTCACAGGACGGTTGAGAACTGCTTCCAGACGACGCTGGAGTTCTTCATAAGTCTTGAAGTTGTCGGGAGAAGTGAATGCACTCAGAGAGTGTTCTTTATTCCAGATTGATTCCAGAGCATCATCGTCTTCAAGGAGGGGACCAGGACGATCGAACTCAGACTTGTCATAATTCCAATAACCATCTTTCTTGGTGATCTTCAGTTTGAAGTTAGCACCTTGCCAGAAGTCAAAGGGGTTGATGGGACTTTCGTCTTCAAATTCGGGTTGCATTACATCCATGATCTTGTCAAAGATCTTGCGACCGAACTTGTAAAGGAACACGCGACCCTCATTCTGAGGATTAGCAGGATCCTTCACGACATAAACGTTTGCATAGAAGGACAGTTTACGCTTCTGCTTGCGAGCAGTCTCCTTATCTGCTTCAGTGCCTGAGTTCCACAGACCACGGTTGATCTCAGCGAGAGGATCCTTCTGACCAAGAGTGGTCAGGGAGTTCTCAATGTACCAACCACCAGGACCCTGGAAAGCGTGAGAGAACACCTTCACCCAGGGAAGGTCCTCACCATCAGGAGCAGGGAGGAAGCGAAGCACTGCATAACCGTTACCAGTTTTATCCACTTCGGGTTTCCAGAAGCGTTCATCCGCTCCAGAACCACCGCCATTGCCATTCATCTTCTCGACTTCCTTTACCAGTTTGGAAGTCAGATTGCCGAGAGAAGATTGCTTCTTGAGTTGAGAAAAAGACATTTGTGTTGTACCTATTTGTTGTTATTTGGCTTTTGTGTATTCCACATGATAATGATGACACAAAAACTTAGGATCGTTCAATCGATCCTCTCATTTCATCGAGAACCTTGGTCATGTTGTTAAAAACATAAGCAATGTCCACATCGGGAGGAAAACCAAGATCCTGAGCGGATCTCATAATGTTCTCCTTCATGGTCTTTGCTTCAGGATCATCAGACAGACTCATCCTTGTGTAAAGGACTTGTTGTTTCTTGAGAAGATTACTTAGCAGTTCGACGTGCTTCATTTTCTCCTCCTTATCCATTTGAGGAAACTGAAAGACAGCACCATAGATCTCCTCTTGGAGTCTTGCGATGTCATCCATCTCTTGTTGGACAATATCGGATGAGAAGAAACTCATTTGTTTACCACGACCTCCTTAAGGATCTTTTTATAATGGAACACGTCAATATTTAGAAAGGGTGAATACTTTTCCATCCTCATTGACAGAAATTCCCACACAGGATCCTGAAGTTTCTCGTCGAAGTTCTTCTTGAATCCCAGGATTCTTTCTAACAGAACCAGTGTTTCCAAAGAAACTTTGTTCTGAAGATGTTCTTTGACGATCGGTGGATGAGATGATCCGTTGATCGCAAAGATTGAATCAAACTTCTTCCCTTCAAAGAGATCAGTTGATTCTTGTCTGAAGTGATAAGAGAGTGACTGAACTCTCTTCTTCCATTCGGTGAAATTTGTTTCTCCGCTCTGCATAATCTCACCAATCCAGAGAGACTGAGGATCATTGCAGGCAACAAAATTAGACACAAAGAAATCCACGACTTCTTTGTCATCCTTCTGACGACTTAACTTCTCAAAAAAGAAACGATCCTTACGCTTGTAAAACGATTGCAAGGTCGCACGAGACTTACCACAATACTTGATGTAATCGTATTTTGGTTTCGTGAAATGATTTTTGAGACCAAGGTATGCCTTGTAAGTTTCGAAGGGACTCACTTTAGGTATCACAGAGGCAACTTAGCATGAGATGTGCGACGGAGAAGATTGAGTTCCATTGCCTCCGCTTTAATTTTATCCTTTAGCGGTTTGGAAATCAACTTAGGAATCGATTCAACATCGACATTATTTTTTTCGCAGAAGAACACGATCGCATCGATGTAACTCATTCCCTCATTGGTGTGAGCAATCGTTTCGATCTCTTGAGTAAACTTTCGGGAACAATAAAACTTGTTCTCAAACAGTTCTTCGAGATTTTGTTCTTCTGACTTAGACATATTCTCGTAACTTGAATTCAACAAACTCTCTAATATACTTCGAGAGAAGTTGGATGTACTTTCTCTTGTCGTACTCTTCATAAACAACGCATTCTCCGTCCTCACAGGACATAATAATCACAAACTTCTTAACGATTATACCAGTTAATTCGAAAAGCATACAGGCATATGCTGCACACTGAACGAAATAATCATCAATCCACTCACGAGGTTTGGGTTTCTTCGAAGTCTTGAAGTCAATAATGGCAAGTTCACCATTGTGTTCTGCGATGCAGTCCACGGTTCCAGCGATGCCAAGTTCTAAACTGTAAAGTGACTTCTCAATGGCATGAATGTTATTAATCTCATTCAACTTTGGTTTTGCCTGTTTGAACAAAAACTCAGAGAGAGGTTGAACTTCAGGAAGTTCTTTGTTGAGGAGGTAACATTCAGTCAAGGTGTGCATATCGGTTCCCCGACTTGTTGCTGCCTTGGTAATTCTGTTTGCTTCATCCTCTCCAACCCTCGCTCTCCAGTCCTTGAAGAACTCACGTTTGATGTGACTGATAACAGAAGTGATCGAAACCAACTTCTGTCCATTGGGTGCGTCGTAATAACGAACACCATCAATGGTTTGTCTTTCGAGTTTTGGGATTTCGATCTCTACATGTTCAAAAGTCATAAACCAAGTTGTAATTTAGCCATAATGTATTCCTTCACCAATCCACTTCTGCAGATATCCTCTGCTTGGAACTCAACAACATCAAAGGAAGGCATGTTCTGGATGATTCGCATGAAGTCCATGATGCCAGTCTTCTCTGTTGTCTTCACCAAGTCTGTTTGAGTTGCGTCACCACAGAACATGATCTTGGATTCAATACCAATTCTGGTAATGATGGAATCGAGTTCGTGGAAGTTCAGGTTTTGGAACTCATCCACAATGATTATAGCATTGTCGAAGGTGGTACCACGAATAAACGAGGTGCTCCAAAAACTAATCGTTCCCTGTGCCTTCAGATTATTATACAGCATTTCAAACGCTGCATCATCAGGCATCTCGAACATGTATTTTACCATATTCTTGTAAGGAATTTGGTAAAGTGAAGATTTGTCTTCATGATCACCAGGAAGAAAACCAATTTCACGGGTAGCGACAAGAGACCTAACGATATAAATCTTTTCGTAAGGGGACTTAGGGTCCAGAACCTCTCTAATCGCATTGTAAAGTGTGATAAATGTCTTACCTGTTCCTGCACACCCGTAAGCAACCAGGTTTTTGTCTAACTTGTAACTGTCGAAGAACTTCTCCTGATTCTCAGTGAGAGGTTCGATCTTCTTCATGTAATCAAGATTGATCGGTTTCTTTCTCTTCATTGTTTTGTTACTCATTCCGAAAGGAACAGGGTTAGTCGTAATACCTGCTTTTGCTTTTCTTGTTGGCATTGATTAGTCGTAATGTTTGAGTGTGCTTCCTGGTTGTTTCTTAGCCTTGCCGATTACATCTTTCCATCCTGGATGTTTAGTGTAAATCCTACTGAAGGGATCCCCCATCTCAACGCCAAGACATGGAGCATTATCTGGTGTGTAATAACGCTCCCAGTCTGGATTATCTTTCAACCACTGGTCCCAATCATGAATGCTCATGATCACTTCTTTGGTTTCACCAGTTTCTTTATTCTTTACTGGATAAGTTGCCATGTGAAAATAATGTGTAGGTCTATTTAGTTTCGCCCCAAGCAGCCTCAGCAATCACTGGGAACTGTTCGGTAAAGATACGCTTACACTCAAGGGCAATGTCCATGTGCTCTTTCTGAGTTCCGTTTGCTGATCGGAGGTCAATGTAGTGAAGCCAGGAACGAAGAGAACCTGACATATAAAGACGAGTGGGACAAGCAAGAGGAAGTACAAACCGAGCACACTCTTTAGCAATTCCGTCATCCAACATCTCCTGATAAAGTTTCATCGATTGATCGAAATGATCCTTCATCTTGAGACGATAATGGTGAATCAGTTGGGGATCCACATCATCAATAGAGTTTTGACGATTCTTGGTGTCTTGGCGTCGCAGTTCTGGAATGGGGATCGCCTCGGAGAGTAAGGAACTATCAGCATAACGTTGTGAGAACTCTTGATATGTGAACGAACGGTGGCGCAAAATTTGAGCCGCCAGTCCACGGGTGGTTTCAATCTCCAGAGTCATGAACGCTTGCTCAAAGATGCTCCAGTGCTTGTGTTTGATACAGTAACGAAGAAGTCCAGCATAATTATCGTTGTCTTGATTTGCTGGATTAGAAACCCGAGCACAATAAGCAACTTGCTTCTCTGCGTCTGGTGTACATGAAATCAGTTTTACATTCATTTTTTTTCCTTACGAACCCTCTTTAATTCTTTCAGTTCTGCCTTGATCATTTGATAAGCGGTTTCAGAATCTATCTTATCACCAATTTCCAAGGCAACGATGACTTCGATGCGAGTTCCAAAATGCATCAGAGCTCGTTCAAACGAATCCAAATCATCATACATTTCTGTATCTCCCGTAGTCTGTGTAATATGCTTTGTAAAAAGCGATCACTCCAGCACTAATCTCATTACCTTGAGAGACCCAATCATGAGCACACTCATAAATTGATTGTGGTGAGTGTTTTGGTGATCCATCTTCCTTAAGTTCACCACCATATTTCTCAAGGAGAATACCTAAAACTTCTTGTCTCAGTTTCATTCTCTTATCGGAGTATCTCCAATCAGTCAGGGTATCCGTCGTCATCGTCCCATACCTCATCGTAATCTGAAATCTTTGGTGATTGGTAATCTGATTTATATGCATCAACATCTGAGTAAACCTCGGACTCCAATGCATCGACCAGGAGTTTGAGGTTCCTCACAATGAGTTTGAGTTTGTCTTTTTCCATAAAAAAAGGGAGGATCTCTCCTCCCATTATAACACTAATCAAATGTGAAGACAATCACTTGTTGTAAGTGTGTCCACGATAACAAAAGGTTCCGTGAGTCTCAGAGGGCTCGTGACCGCACAGGGTGTACTCAATACCACGATAAGAAGTGGCATGAATCTGTGCATCGTGCAGTGCAGATGCTTTTTTAATCTGCTGACGAATCAGGTTGAGAGTGTTCATGATTTTGCTCCTGAAGAATGAGATTTTTAGGCCCCGTTCCTTCAGTCGTTTGCGGATTATGGTCCTCCTTACAGGAAGGATCTGTTCCTTCCCATGTTCTTGTCACAAAGTCTAGCTTTTGACCAGCATTAAGCAACTCCGAACTTAGGATTCTTTCTCTCATCCATGCTGACTGCTCACAAGACAAATAATGTTCTGGGTCAACAGGTGCTCTTTGAGTGATTAGATTCAAAAAGATGAGAAAATCAACCATAATCTGAACGATCCGTTCCGCGACTTACTTGCGTCTCATTCGCTATTCGCAAACAGCGAATGTGATGAACGATAGGTGTATTATAACACCAGTAATATTATTTAGTCAAATTTGTTACAAATTTACTTCCTTTGCTTCCTCAATCATCTTAGAGATGACATCCTCTGTTCCATCCATGGTCTTAACTGCAAAGAGACTGGACCTCTGATACTTCTTGAGTTTCTTATACTTCTTGACAAGTGCTTGAACCTGGTCACTGTTCATGTCCAGACCTTCAAACTCCACGTTGTAATCACCAAATCCACTCATGCTTTTTTCTTTCCTTTAGACTTAGCAGGATTCTCCCAGGTTTTGGGGTTGACTCTTCCTTCTGATTGCTTGAAGGTTTTCAACCCCTCTCTGTACTGATCCCAGTAATAATCAAACAGTTCAACTTTCTTGCCACACATGGTAATGTCATAACAAGTTTTTCCATCCTTCTCATAAGTCACCAGATAAGCGGTGTAAGGAAGACTTCGATCGTTTGCTAAGGATGGGTCACAGTTCTCATGTAAGACAATGATGGACATTAACTACGTCCACCCCATTGGATGTCGGGGAATGCTTCCTCAACGACACCAAAAGGAATCTTGTAAAGACGCTCAAGATTTTTATCCTTTACCAGGCACAGAATATCTGCTTCCTGAGGATGAAGACCCTCAAGCATCTGAATGAACATGCTCTCACGACGGAGACCAGACAATGAATCGTTACCACCTTTGATAAAGTGATACAGATTCTTCCATTCCTTCCTCAGCGAAGTGTGATCAGTTCCAATGGGAACATCATTCTTCTCATAAGGAACTTCACCCTCAGGCAAGAGAGAGATGACACTCTCGTCAAAGTTCCAAATCAGAATCGCTTTCAGAGCATCAGTTGAATATGTCTTCAGAACTTCAACCTTCTTGGCATTGGTCCTTTGCTTGCTTGCAAGATCAAGGATCTCAGACATGAAAGGGTTGGGAGGAAGTTTCTTCAGAGGAGTTTCCGCCTGAGTCGCTGGTGCTGCTTTCTTAGCAGTGGTCTTTTTAGCAGGTGTTCTCCTCTTAGGAGTCGCATCAAGATCTTTTGTCGTCGTGGCCATAATTGTAGAATCTCTAAGTTCAGTTTAGTTGATTTAAGTTGATTTGTTTATTCGTCATCATAATGAAAATCTTCTGGATTCTCAAACCTGATTGACATAACCTCTTCGGGAATGAATTGTCCGTTCTCGTCGAACATCTCTGGATGAATTGGAACAAATTCTGTTTGCTTCCGAAACACATAATCTCTTGCCAACCAACCGATCATACCCCCCAACAGGAAGAACATGATTGACATTACAACAGACAATGTGAGTGTAATTGCCAGTGCTTCCATTGTTTTCTCCTAAGATCGTTTCCTTTTGAAATCCAGTTGGAAGTCAATAAGAAAATGAATCTCCCTCTTGAAGAGAGATAACATCTTCCCAAACTTCAACTGAAAAGTTTTGGGTTCCTCTCTTCTCCTGTTTTTGTTTCTTAAAATCAACTCGACTCCCCGATTAACTTTCGGTTCGTCTTCGTTATCGTTATTTAGAAACCTTTCTTCGTCTTCCAGGTCTTCGCTCTTGCTCATACTTCCAGGCATCTTCAAGGATCTTGTAAAGGTAATTCTTGATCTTTCTTGCCTCTGGTTTACCAAGATAACCATAAGCTTCTCTGAGTTGTTTATGCTCAGAGTCTGTTCCTCCCTCCAGATATTCTTCTAGATCTAGAATCAAACTGTTAATTTCATGTGCGGTGTCACTGTTAATGAATGCCTCAGTGTCACGCTTTGTTGCTTTAGAACTCTTCAAGTAAGCATACATGTCCAAGACATACTTACCTTCAAATGCAAAATCAATTGCCTCTTCAACTGTTCCAAATAGAGTGTAGAGTTCTGCTTGTTCCATTAGACCAAATTGTTTTCTTGGAGATATTTGATAGTTTCGGTACATCCACCGAGAAGTTTTTCATCAACCACCACTTGGGGGAAAGTGGATGAAGATCCAAATTCTTTTTTGAATTGTTCTCTGGTGAAGTCCGAGTCCAGTTTATAAATCACATGCTGCAGTTCTGCCAACTGGAGAACTTGTTGAACCTTGGTGCAGTAAGGACAATTGTCCTTCGAGTAAACTGTGAAGGTCATTGATTCTTAAGTTTGTCGAAATGTTCTTGAGAAGCAAAGCAGAGTTTGTATCCTGGAAAGTATTTCTTTTGGATGGCAGTTGCACCCAGAGAGAGGATGTAACTTCCTTTCATCCAAACTTCTTTTTTGTCTTCCAGGATAACGTGTTCTACAGGAAACTTCTTTTCCATATTTAGAGTTTTCCTCCAACTGTTCCTGCAAATGTTTTTTCTGGTTCGGGCCATCCTTCTTGGAGTCCCTTTAGATAAAAGTGTGTCATTCTAATAACCGAATTCTCAGTCAGTCCAGAGACAAGTCCCTTACCTTCTTTATCGAAAGAATGATAAAGAAACCTGCCCTTAACCACTTCAAAGATTCCATCAATTAGTTTCGGAGCTGGGTCCTGTGTACTCATGTGCTTGTTTCAAATCAGGATTTGGTTGCGAGGGAGAGAATGGATCTCTGTCAAGATTTTTAATTACAATAAACGCATCCTTATTGTACTTGCGAGCACCGAATGGTGTGGACCAGCGAGGATTAGCAGTGGGTGGTTGGTGAATGCCAGAGACAGCAGTCCCACCAACCTCAACCACAATGTCATCACCGACTTCCCATCCGAGTGCTTCGACTGCATCAACAAGTCGCTTGATAACGGTTTCTTTCATTTAGTTCTCCAATTAGGATCTGAAGGGGCATGTGCGGATCGCTCGTAAACGATCGCATCTGCCTGCTCAGGGTCAAAGACCTCAAGTTTACGGCGCTTGCTCTTTGCATTGGTCACCAGAATGGCACCAGAGGTCAGAGGAGGAGCAATACTCATTGTAATGCCCATGTCAACAAGAGACAAGGGAACACATGCCACAGCGACTCCTGTGCCCCACCAGAAGGGTTTCCAGAAGTTGGTCTTCGCTGCGTAGTAAAGAGAGGAGACAGGAGGAAGAATAAGGTGACCAATCACAACTGCCCAGCAGCGTGTTGCTGCTTGTTTTGCCTCAGAAACTCCACGTTTCTTCTCAAGATATTCAGAGTAATCCATCAAGGTTTGTCTTTAACACGATGGTTATACTCTATCACAATCTGTTCCGATTGATCAGTCTTGTTTGTGACAGTTTTATGACTGATCTTATACTTGCCAAGATCTCTGGCAAATTCATGGAGTCGGTACCAGGAGAGATGAGGTTCTGTCATGACA